TGTATTTTAATAATGTTAGAGGTAGGTAGGTTGACAGGTTGAGTGAAATGAATGCAATAACAGTTTCGTCGCAGGGTGACTCGTACCCGACGGCAAGGCCGACAAAGAAGAGTGATTACGAGCCTTTGCCATTAAGGTGGAAGGTTGTTTTAGATTACCGCCTTTCGGGTAAGAGAGTGCCAGAGATTTGCAGGTTGACGGGCTATTCGCCGGCCTTTGTTTATCGCATCCTAGCGGATGATCGCACGCTGCTTGCAAAGCAATTCCTCCTGGAGCAAACTCAGGAAGAGTTCTCCTGCCTCTTTGAACAGGTAACGGAGGTTATTAAGGGTAAGCTTAGTGATCCTGAGAAGGCATTGGAAGCTGCCAGCCTTTGGCTTAAGGCGAATGGTAAGTTTAAGGACACGTCGAAACTTTCAGTTTCAATAAGTGCGGAAGACATTGTCATGCAAATCTTGAACCAGGAGGGTTAGGTTGCAATTTGCTTGTCCACATTGTAGAAGGACGTTAGATGTACTTACTTGTCATCATTGTAAGCTTAGTGTTCTGGATCCTATGTTAGAGTTCTTGATGCGGTCTTTAGAACAGAAGGGTTAGGAGGAAGGAAATTTATGATAGAAAAGATTTACATCGGAACGAAGATTATAGCAGCGGAGGAGATGAACGAAGCAACCTTTCTCTTGAATGTAAAACACTCTAAAGATCAACCAGTGATCATCGGCTCTCAAGGAAATTCAAGACCTGGTTATAAAGTTCGTTACGAAGACGGCTATGTTAGCTGGTCTCCTAAGGAAACGTTTGAGAAAGCATACCGGGAAGTCTCGATGGCAGAAGGACAAATAATTCTATCTGCTCAGAACTTATAAAGAGTCGCCATAGATGCTAAGCAAAGAAGCTAAGATCATTCAGCATATGTTCCAAATCTCCACTAAAGAAGGCCCACGCGTCCCGTTCAAGCTTAATACCTTCCAGCTTTGGCTTGATGAGATGATTCATGATCCAGACTATCACTCTTTCATCCTCGCGAAGCCTAGGCAAAAGGGCGGCTCGTCCTATATTGAAGCTATTCTCTCCACACGCTGTCTTGGTAAGATTGGTACTCGAGCGGTCGTGATGAGTCATGAAGGAGAAGCAACACAGCGTCTTCTTGACAAAGTTCACTTTTACTTAAAATATACTACTCCTCTACCTGCTTACGATCGTAACTCCAGGAATGAGCTTGCTTTCGGAAAGACCGATTCAACATTTTACATCGGCACTGCAGGAGCAAGAGCATTCGGTAGGGGTGATACAATCACTGACTTACACGCCTGTTTCTTTCCAGACACAGTAGTAATGAACTCACAGAGAGAACCTTCCTATATAGAAAACGCTGGATCTCCTACTCTCATTAACTACTCTGGTCCTATTATTTCTGTGAAAGGCTATACAGTAAACTTTCCTATTAAGGTTACCCCTGATCACAAGATCTTGACTAGACGAGGCTTAGTTCCTGCAGGAGAAGTAACAACTAGAGATTGGCTAGTCTTCCCTAAACAAAAGGTGAGTGAGACGATCCTCGATATTCCTCTATATCATCATCTTAGAGAAGGTAATACTTGGAGATGGATAGAGAAGAGACGCATACCTCTAGATTTTTCTTTTGGAGAAGTTGTGGGGTTATACTATGCTGAAGGTTCGCTAACACATGCTAGGATGAGCTTTGCCTTTCATCAGAAAGAGAAGAATCTACATGAACTAGTAAAGGCTTACTTTGAAGCCTCAGCAACTTCGATCTCTATGCAGGAGCAGAAGAATGGATTAGGTGTAGAGGTCTACATCTTCGGAAACGACTGGGTTAAAACTTTTGAAGAGCACTTCTACAAAGACGGCAATAAGCATCTTCCAAATTGGTTCTTTGATACTCCAGAAGAGTTTCGTAAAGGCTTTATCAGAGGCTTCTTCTTAGGAGATGGTTATCCAAGACCCGATGGACCTGGTGTCTGTCTAAAACAACATAGGCCTCAGCCTGTTCTACAGATGAGGGAGTTATTATGTGCTATGGGATACGGCTGGAGTAACTTCAAGTCTGTTGAGGATGACTTCGAGCTTATTCTCTTTGCTCCCGGAGCTATAAAGATAAGAGAACTAGTCTTAGGACACTCCTTAAACTACAGGTATAGAAACCATACGAGGAAGTGGGAAGAGGATAGTGAGAATGTCTATGTCAAAATAATGAGTATAGAAGTAGAAGAGGTTGAGAATGTGACACTCTACGACCTACTAAACCAGCCTGATGGACTTGTTCACTGCATAGGTGGTACTGCAAAAAATTCAGAGTATGCGTACTGGATTGATGCAGTCAAGCATTCAGTTGGCCTTTTCCAAGCTGTACCAGCCTCAGGATTTAAGATTTTGGAGAGTACTGGCAACGGCCGTAATAACGACTTTCACTACATCTGGCAGCATGCAGAACGAATGGGCTACAAACGCCTTTTTGCTCCATGGCTTATCGATCTTGAGTACAGCCGTAGGTTGCCTTATGCCGATTGGTCACTTCGCGACGCTGACACTCAACACCTCACCTACCTTATCAACATGCAAAAGAAGTTCAATCTTTCGCTGGAGCAAATGTTTTGGTATGTTTGCAAACTCGCCGAACTTCGTGACGACCTTCATTTAATGCAGCAGGAATATCCTTCAGAGCCTGAAGAGTGCTTCCAGGCGACAAGTGGCAGTGTCTTTCCTGACGTCGAGCTTACCCCAAGCAAAGCCTGGCAAGATATCTCACGCTTCAATACTAGGATGTTTGGTCTTCCAGACCATCCCAAGCCTGACCTTCACTATACCTTTGGAGGTGATCCAAGTGGAGGTACTGGACATGATGATGCTGCCTTAGTCGCGTTCTGTGTAGAGACTTTTGAGCAAGTCTTGCGCTTCTCTTCGAATACCACCGATCCAGTAATCTTTGCAAAGCTTCTTATGGATCTCGGTCGGCACTACAATCATGCCTACCTAGTCACCGAGTCAAACAACCACGGTGCTGCAGTTATACCTATCTTGAAGAGAGATTATGATCGCTCGTTGCTCTACTACTACAAACGCGCAACAACGAAGTCTCCTGCTAAATACGGATGGCTTAATTCTCAGCAACACAAGCAGGAGTTGGTTGGTGGGATGCAAGAGATGCTCGATCAGTATACCTTCTACGATAAGAAGACTGTGGAGGAGTTTCAGAAGTTCGAGGAAGATGTTGAAGGTAAGATGGGTGCGAAGAGCGACAACTTAGTAATTGCAGGCGGGCTCGGCATGCTTGGCTGTATGAAGCAAATTCGTTTCCGGACGGATTACCTTACTCCTCCACCTCCACTGAAGGAAAAGCCTTCCTCATACATGTATTATACTCTTGATGAAGCGTTAAAGAGTATTGAAGTTCTACAGCGAGGAAGTGGATATTTCAAGCCGCAGGTTAGAATAGGTGAGATCTGGCCTTCAGCTTAGGAGGTAATATGCCAAACCATATAATGGCTGAGGATGTAGCAAAGAAAAGAGTAGAGAAAGCTCAAAGTTGGGCTGAGTGGATCGCAGAAAATATCTTAGGTGGACTTTTCAAAATTGCTGGAAGAATACTAAAAAAGAAGAGGAAACAGATTGAGGGTGAGGAGGAAGAGTCTTTGAACTACTAGTTCGAAGGCCTTCGACGAAGCGGAGGATAAAAAGCGATGGCAACAGTACTATTAATTAACAAACGAAACGAAGGGGTGCCAATAGCTTTGCGATTAGCACAACAAGAAGGACATATTGTAAAGCTTCACAGTCAAGAAGCTCACGGAGCATGTTTACAAGGCTACCGCAATCCGTCCTTTATAGGCAATCCAAAGCGTATGGCAGAACAATACGACATCATCCTCCAGACAAGTGAATTTGGAGAGCGTCTCCTTACTGACAATGAATACTACCTAAAGGTTTGGAAGGCCATTTTACCTCTTCCCCTCTTCGACGTTTACGAATGCAAAGATGCTCTGAAGGTTACCTTAGAAGGCTGGTTCACAGGTCAGCACTGGTCACCCTTAATAACACTATGTATCGACGATGAGCGTTTGATGGATGGCGATCGTGGTATCCTGACACCAAGTATGAGCTCGACGATGATCACACTTCGTGAAGGTAAGCTATTCGATACTCTCCTCCAGCCTTTCACTGAGCTCTTTCAAAAGGTCTCCTACATCGGACCTTTTAGTATCGAAGCCTTCTTAAAAGAAGATAAGATATGGTTAGGCTCCTTCTATTCTTGTTATCACTACGATCATCTTCCTTTAGTCTGCGAGCTTCTCCGAGAACCTCTCTTTACCTTTCTTTATCAATCAGCTCTTGACCAGAACTACAAACCGCAAGTAAGCCAAGACGTTGCGCTCTCGGTGAGACTAAGTCTCAGCCCTTGGCCTCTTAAAGCAGATTGCTCACATCTTAAAGGAAGGCTTGATCTTGACGTTTCAAAGGAAGCTCGTCCTCATGTCTGGCTACGTGATACATATCGTAATGATGATGAAGAAGAGCGTACCGCAGGATGTGATGGAGTACTAGCGTTTGTAACAGCCCACGGCTCGGACGTTAACGAAGCAAGACGGCGTGTTTACAGAACAATTGGGAATGTTGTAAAGACGAAGGATGTTCAGTATCGTAGTGATGCTGGCTCGACGTTTGGTGATTCGATAAGTGAGCTAAAGAAACAAGGGTGGTTAAGCTAATAAGCAGTACTAAAGAGGTAGGGAGGTTGCAGGACGAGCCACCTCCTCTCGTTTGGCCGGAAGGATATGCCAGAGTCCGATAGGCTAGCCTCCCTGCCTCACTTCGTGAACGGCAAAAGATGGAAGAGCAAGAACAAAGCTTAGCAGCACAGATTGTAGGTGGAATTGGTAGCTTTCTCGGGCCAAGCGAAGCCGAAGCATCACCGGTTGGCAAACTCGTCTCAAAGGTTGTAAAAGGTCCAGTCTCCAGTGCTGCCAAACGCCTCATCGGCAATGAGATCTCGGGCATGAAGATTAAGAACGTTGTTAAAGGTAAGGAGCCTTGGCGTTACATTACCTTTGAAGGAACTGATCAGGTGATGTCAGTAAAAAAGGATGTCATTAACGACCTTGCTCGTCAATTCGGCGAAGAGACCTACACCGGTATTGCCAAAGCTAGTCGTCCTGTTGAAGCTCTTAAGATGGCAATCAAAAGTGCTGAGATGCGTCTTAACCTGAAAGGTACAGGTCCTTATACTAAGGATGAGCTCGCAGCCTTAGAAGCTCAGCACATTAGTAATCTCCAGGAACTCGAACTTCAGCCAAGGAAGAAGATCTTAGGCATTTATCGAGGCGAGAAGATCCAACTTCCTGAGGTATATGCTGATATTCTGGAGAAGTATAACCTCTTTAGGCGAGCGAAGGTGAAAGGAAAGTAAGCGTGCCAACACCAAACGACGAATTCAAACAGTTTACCGATGACTGGATACAACGCATCCGCACAGGTCTTGACTTCCGAAAGAAGTACTCCAGCGAGAAGAAGTGGCCTGCCTACCGGAAGTACTACCGTGGTCATTGGGAGAACAACATCCTTCCAGTAAACCGTACGTTCTCCTATGGACGAAATCTCATTCCGCGCGTTTACTTTCGTTCTCCGCGTGTAACGGTAACTCCGACAAGACCTGATCTTGCTTGGCATGCACGCGTTGTTGAAGAAATCGACAACCAGCTTATTCAGCAAACCTTTCTCAAAGGCACTTTGAAAAAAGGCTCGTTGATAAGCTACCTCTGTGGTGTTGGGCCAATCAAATTAGGCTACGACTCTGAGTTTGGTTTTGATCCTTCACAGATCATCTCACAGGATGGCTCAACTGCTACTCAAGAATCGCGAAGCGAGCCTGGTGAGCGTATTGAATACCATGAAGGAATTGTTCCTGGCTACCCCTGGGCCTTACCAGTTCAGCCAGAAGATGTCGTCGTGCCTTGGGGCTCGACAGATGCGCAGTCTCTACCCTGGATCGCTCATCGAATCTATCGTCCCTTAGATGATGTCCAGCAAGACCAAAAGTATCTTCATACTAAAGAACTCAAAGGTTCACGGCAGCCAGACGCCAACCGACGTTGGGTAGGTGGTCGACGAATTGATAGAGATAAGGATATTCCCTTCGCCGAGCTTTGGGAAGTTCGTGATTACAAATCGCGCTCGATCTTCACCTTTTGCGAGAACACCTTGATCTTAAGCCAAAATGATGCTCTCCAAGCAGCAGCCAACGGCCTTCCTTGGGAGTTCATCACTTGGAATGAAGATCCTGAGTACTTCTGGCCTATCTCTGACGTCGACATTATCGAGCCTCAACAGCTTGAGCTAAATGAGACGAGGACGCAGGAGAGTCGACATCGTCGCATCACTCTTCTCAAGTTTCTTTACAAGAAAGGTGCCTTCTCGCCTGAAATGCTTGATCATTTCCTTAGTGGAGAGGTAGGACCTGCGGTCGAGGTTAACGAGGCTGAAATTCTTGCTAACGCAATAATAACTCTTCAGCCACACATTCCACCTGATCTTCGCGGAGCAGTAAATCAATGTCTCATCGACATGCAGGAATCGCTTGGCTTCGGTCCTAATCAATCTGGTCAGTACAAGACAGGTACTCCACCTTCTGCTTCGGAAGGAAATATTGTCAATCAGACTTTTGAGAGTCGAATTGATGAACGTCAAGACATCCTTGGTGACGTCCTTGCACGTATTATCAGGAAATGGAACAAGTACATCTTCAGCTTTTGGACAGAAAGTAAGGTCATTCAGATTACTAGTCCTCAAGGTACACCCTTCTGGGTTCAGTATACAGGCGATCAGATCAAAGGTGATTACCTTCTTAACGTTGATACTGAGTCAGGAATGCCAGTCTCTCGCACTCTACGATACCAAATGGCAGAGAATCTCTTTAAGCAGTTTAATGGAGATCAGTTAGTAGATCAGCTCTTATTACGTAAGATCTATCTAGATACCTTCTCTCAAGTTGAGCCACTTGTTAGAAACTTACTAACTAGTCCAGAAGAAGTCAATCCTCAGGAAGAAGGTCTAAGAAGACAGCCTCTCTCTCCTGGTGGGAAGACAGGTAAGCCACAGGATATTATGACAGGCATAGGTAATCGAGGCGGTGGGCCGAAGGCTCCTGGACAGGTCATACCTCTTGATCGCTTGGCGAAAGGAGGTAAGTTTTAGTGCCTTTATACGACGTTAAATGTACACAGTGTAATAAAGAGTTCGAAGCCTTTGCCAGGATTGCAGATCGTACAGCAATCCGATGTGAATGTGAAGGCTCTACAACTATCCAGATGAGCCCACCTCATGATGATTGGTTTCACCCATTCACCAGCGAGGACTTCACTGGAGAGCCAATTGAAGTAAAGTCAAAAAGTCACTACAAGGATCTTTGTCGTAGGCATGGTGTCTACGCTAAAGTATTCGGAAAGGGGCATAATATAAGTGAAATCTGAGCCTTCGGCAAAGACAGTAGGCTTATTTCCAGAGGAAGTTTATCTGCACTACATTGATAAGGACTTAGTAATTTCTACAACAGCAGACGGTCCTATCATAGTATTGCGCAATGGCTCGAGGCGTAGCCTTACCTACGCTCTTAAGCTTACAAACTTTAGTTTGAAGAAAGGAGGCTCATGGCTTAGGAGACCTGATGGTCTCTCTTATCATCAATTAGAATCAGGACTTCAGTGACAGGAGGCGAAGAATGGACTTAGAACAACAAACGCGAGAAGTAGTAATTAAGCTAGGCTCTCAAGGCTACGAAGTTGAATTCAAGGGAGCAATGTGGGGGAGGCGGTTCATCGACCAGTCTCATCAAGCGATGCTCCGTAGCTTTCCAAAGTACTTAGCAGAAATAAGAGCGAAAGGAGAAATGAAAAATGACAGACGAAGCGAAGATTCAGGAACAGGAACAGGAACAGAGCAAGGAGAAGGAGAGGAGCGCTCTACTGGAGAAGGAGGAGGTCTTGAAATCAACACCACCAGCGACGAAAGTGGAGTTGACAGCGGAGCAGTACACGGCGATTCTGGACCGGATGGAGGAGCAGGACCAGATGATCGAGAGGTTGTCAAGCTCCTCAAAGAAGGAAAAGTCAGAGAGCGTCCAAGACATCGACGAGCTGGCTAGGGAAGGACGTGGGAAGAAAGAAAAGGAGCCGGTTGAACTTGATTGGGATTCAATGAGTAACAAAGAACTTATAGCAACAATCTTCCCACTCATTGATGAACATGTTGTCAAGCCTTTGAATGTAGAGATACAAACTTTAAAGGTTATGAACGAGATAGACAAAGTATCAGCAAAGCACGACGACTTTTATGATCTTCAAGACGCCATAAAAGCGATTGCCATTGAAAATCCTACACTTTCGATAGAGAAAGCCTACAAGATGGCGAAGCTTGAGGCTGAGGAAGGGAAGGATGCTCAGCGAAAGAGCAAAGATCGCGACGACAAGGACGACGAACCCTCCGCGAAGCGAGGAAAGGGTGTGCACTTACTTATCCCCAGCCGCCCTACACTAGGAGAACGCCCAGGTTTATCGGGAGGCTCAACTCGCCAAGGTCCTGCACGGACTACACGCGAAGCGGCTGAACGAGCTTGGGATACAGTGGTTGGCAAGGGGGGAGGCGGAGTCTAACAACTTCGACCAAAAAATAGAGAAAGGAGATTAACATGCCCCCTACCTGGACAGAGACTGTAGACAGTCTATTTTCAACTACCTGGGCAGAACGTAAGGCTCAGGCGATCGATCAGGCCTTCCTGAAAACGCCAGTTATCTTCTGGCTGCGTGAAGCAGGGAAGGTAGAACACATCAACGGATTCAAACGGATTGAAGTTCCTCTCAATTATGGAAGTAATGAGACCGTGCGGTGGATTACTCGAGGTACCCCAGTACCCATTCAGGATAGTGAGATCATCACTATTGCTTATGAGAACTGGAAGTACATGGGTGTCTCCATCATGAGATGGTTTGAGGTAGATCAGCAAAACCGTGGCAGGGCACAGGCCATCAACCTTGTGGCAACACAGGTCGATACTGCAGAACGAAGTCTGTGGGAAGAGATGGAACGAGTTGTCTTCGCAGACGGCACAGGCACGAATGAGCCAAACGGTCTGAAGAACCTTATCTCGACGAGCGGAGCAGCTGATACCAATACAGTACATGGTATCTCCCGCTCAACCTACCCCTGGTTTTGCAACCAGTCAAAGGCCGCTACTGGAGCAGCTGCGGTCTATCTCGTCAGCGACATGCGAACATGTCTGAATGACGTGACGAAGTATTCAAAGAGTGAGCTCAAAGACATCTTTCTGATCACCGACCAGACAAGCTTCGAACTCTATGAAGACGTCTGCCTTGAGATGAAGATCTTGATGAATACGAAGCTTGCTGAAGCTGGTTTCGATTCCATCGTCTTCAAAGGCCGTCCGCTGATTTGGTCGCCTTCGGCACCAAGTGGAGAGATGCGGTTTGTCAATCCGAACTACATCAAGCTCGTCACTGATGAAGGGTTCTTCATGGAGATGACAGACTGGAAGTCAATCCCTGATCAGCCTTTTGATCGCGTAGCGCAGATCGTCTGTACGATGAACATGATAACCAGTCGGCCAATTTGTCAGAAGGTTTTGTATAACATTGCCTAAGGAATGAAGAACGTTGTTCTTTGTTTTTCTTCATTCCTTCCAGGTTAGCAACTAACCTTCAGGTCCTTGACTGGGCCTGAAGAACCTTAATAGCCAAAAAAGGAGAATATTATGTCAGACGAAAGATGGGGAGAATTTCAAGAAGAAAACCCTAAGTCTTGGGCTCAGGCTCTGTATACAGAGTCTAGCACTAAGAAAGCAAGACTTGGTGCAAAGCGAACATTGAATGACGGTAGAGAGTTTGTCTACGCTCAGATGGCAGCTAACACTGGATCAGGCTTACTTCAGGCAGCGGCCAATGCAGATGTGGCGAACCAAGGTAATCTTGCCGTAACGGCGAATGCGAACGTTGGTGAGAGATTAATAGCTGTTACGATAGGTAACACTAACGCGGTTAACGTCCAGAACGAGTTCGAAGAAGGCTGGATTCATGTAAGCACCATAAATGGTAGTAACTGGACTGCTTACAAGATCAAGCAGCATGCAGCCATCGCTGCTAATGCGAATGGCACATTTTATCTCTATGATAAGATCCGTGCAAATCTCACGACCAGCGATAAGGTTACCATCACCAAGAATAAGTACAAGAAGG